AAGTACTTAATTTAAGTACTTGGCTCTGATGGCTAGAACGAAAAGTTAAAGTCACTCCAATGACATAAGGCCACGGGGTGGCCTTATCCATGGGGAGTTCTTAACTTTAGTACTAGACGTTACTTCAAGAGTTAGAGAGTCCTGGTTCAGTAGAGCGCAATACATGAATCGAAATACCTACAAAGATAAAGCCCAGCATAAAGATTAGATTGTTTTCGGAATAAAACGATGAAATAATGTATAGTCCCCCAACAAATAGCCAAATAAGTGAGCCATATACAGTATCCTTCATCCTATAGTATAAGATGAAGGACGCAAGAGCAATTTTTTTAAGACGACAAGTTAACGTTTCACCCATATTAAAACTTCAGTATTATCCGTCTTAAATTCATCATTATACAGGCTAGCATTTCCAATCTGCGACATAATATTACGTTTATACGCAATTTCCCGAACTACTACTTCGCCAAAATTGCTCCTTAGTGTATCAATAAGTGTCTTTAATGGTATTAAACTTTCATTATTGTAGCTAATCAATATGTATTTAACAGGAAGTCTTGCGCAAAGTGCAATAAATGCATCTAAAGCAGTTGACTTGCTATTCCATGCACTTTTCATAGTTTCATCATACTCACTTGCAGAAACAACTCTATCAGCACGACGATTTGTTGTTAAATGAACAGCTGGTTTATCCCAGCGCGTTATACTATCCCAAATATGATAATACGTGGAATACGAATGTGCAGAATAGGGTGGGTCTAAATAAGCAACATCTGCTTCACTATAATGCACTTGAAGACAATCACCTACAGTATGTCTTCCAGGAATTCCATTAGGATATGGTAAATCCTCTAGTGTTAAAGGATTTGATGCTCGCGCTGCCCAATCTTTCAAATATGCTTGCTGAACTCCTGTACTACTATCGACCTTATCAAGCGCAAAGATTAGACAGCAAGTTAGAATCATAGCTTCATGATGATTAATAAAGCCGGATGATTCCCATAAAGCAATCTTGTTTCGAATAGCATCTGCCTTAACTCCATTTGCAGGCTTCCACATACGAACCCGCTTTATTCCTTCAACACCAGACACATCACAATATGTCTTTGTAAGCCAATCCGATGTGCCTGAAAGGTCTTGTAGGGTATGTAATAGGGCTGGTACCCGTGCACCACTTTCTGGTGTTCGTAAAAGGAAGGCATGGGCATACGCCTCAGAAGCCCAAGAAAGGTCGCTACTCTGAACTGTCCATCCATTTGACCTGAACGCCTGAGCAACTCGTGTAGTTCCTGTAAAGACATCAATACATCTTAGGGAAGATGGTGATTCTAACTGGGTATTAATAACGGATAAAATTTCACCTATCAGTGAATTTTTACTCCCTATATATTTTACCCCATATGTTTGTGATGTCATCGTACGTACTACGCAGCGAGAAAGTCCCTTAAATTTATTTAGCGCATCTCAGCAGTTTTCGTTACTTCCAAGTTATTAATTTCGTCATTTACTTTTACCTTTACCGGAGTAGGCCCAGATACAAAAAGAAGATCCCCATCTTTTAGACATGTAGGAATTCTTGATTTTACTAAATACAAATCATGTCTTGCTGTATATATTTCACGTCGTAAAGAATCTAAACTAGTTACGTCTAAATCACCCATACGCGTGTATATGTATTTAAAATCTATATCGCGTAAATATTGAATATCAAAAATTGGTGAAAGACTTCCTATACAATAGGGAATATACGTACTGTACACGATATTATGTACGCGAACTGGAATAAAATTAAGAAGACCATGTGCTTTTGTCAATACAGGAACCGGCGAAACACGCTTGTATATTCCAGTTTTAATAGAATATATTTCATTTCTAGAGAGCTGAAAGGGAGAATATATTCTCATCTATTTTTTTGAGCGGTATTTCTTTAACCTTCGTGTAATTTTCCTTTTATTGCGTACACGCCCTCCACCTTGAAAATGTATTTCATAAAAACATTCATCGGGAATTTTATAAAAAATTGCAAACCATGCTCTTTCAATAAAATGACCAACTAAAGGATTTGAATCAACGGCAAGTTCATTTAAAAATTTAGTATAGTGTTTTACAGAATGTGCATGAATATGTTTTTTTGAAATTGCAAAAATACCTGAAAAGGAAGCACGATCTTCGTTAGTTATATTTGGAAAATGGCCCTTATACCATTCTGTAAATGTTCCTGGAGTAGCTGGATATAAGGCATGTTTTGTAGATTCATCAACATTTTGATTACAATGTGCTGTATATTCTTTAAAAGCAACATCGCCCATACTTGTTTGTAGGTCGGGTGGATAATGTTTCCCAGTTAAGACGCTGTTATATGTTTTAAATACAGCTGTAACTGTTGTGGCAAACTTTTCAGGCTCACGGTGAAATGCTCGTGATTTACAAATTACCGAGCCTTTAGCAAAAATAGTAACATCAGCAAGAGTATCATAATTTTTAACAATATGATGTATATACGTATGGTCACATCGTCCTACATTTGGTAGGGTTGCATATACAGTGTTTTTTAAAGGACATACAACTTCACTTTTTCCTTTATTGTATACAAATACTTGATTAAATGATATATCTTTATATTTATCTAACCAGTCTAAATCTTCATTGTATCTTGCAATAACTAAATCTACTGTAGGCATATTTGTTACCACCCTATTTAATAGCTATAAATTTTATACGGGATATTCAGATTATGAGTACATCAAATAACAATATCTCTAACACCCTTTCTAAAAACAGTTCAAATAATTCTAATAACCCTAATAATTCAAACAACTCTAACAATTCCGATAACAATTCTAATGAAAAAACTAATAATACCGAGGAGTCTAATAACTCTGCTGATGTGAATCCTCTTCCGGATGTATTTACTGCCTATCTTCCCTCGCCTATTCCTAGTGCTGTAATTCCTGCACAAATTCCGTATCCTCCAACTGCATCATCATCATACATAAACTCATTTATAAAATGTTATGTTGATGCTTTTAAAAGTGGGTGGGCATCTAGGGAAGGTTTTATTAAAGGTTTTAACAGCTTTAGGGGGGCTCCTATATACAATCCTGCAATAGCACAAGGTTCAAATGATGATGCTACTACAACACGAATCGAAGAGGAAGATGAGGAAGAGGAAGATGAGGAAGATGAGGAAGATACTAGTGAAATTAAGCAAATTGCCGTTCAAGATGGTGGAGCTGAGCCGTATCCTGAAGATACACGGGACCCACACGAAGAAGAGGGTCCCGAGCCATATCTTGAAGATTTTTTATAAACTTAATTAGAATGGCTAAGACGCGTAAACAAAAAGGTGGAGTATGTTTTGGCAGATCATGTAAAAGAAAATCAGAAATTTCTAACCTTATAGATATACTTAAGGAAGATCAACCATTATGGATGGTACAATTACCCCTTCACTATGTATCAAAATCTCAAATAAATACACCAGATAATGGAGTCTATGCTGTATTTGTTGCTGCACAAAGTTCTTATAAAAAGGGAATTATGAAAGCACTAATAAAAAAGGGGGCAAATTTTGATGATGCCGTTGATATGAATAATGATAGACCACTTCATTATGCAGCAAATGCTAATAATTATGAGGCAGTGCGTGAAATTTGTGAAGCATTAACTCGTGGAAATAGAATCATTGATAGTAAAAATGAAAAGGGGGAAACAGCATTAATGCGAGCAGTTATAAATTTACACGAGGATTGCGTTAAAGTTCTTCTTGATTATGGAGCAAAACCAAATCTTAGAAATGAACGTGGAGAATCAGCAATAGAAATAATAGGAGATATTGTTGGCGATGAAGACTATTTTCAAGAAATATACGATGAAATCTATGAGCTATTAGTGGCTCATGGAGCAACACCCCCAGTTACTACAACTACTATACCATTTAGAATAGAAGAAGAAAACGTAGGTAAGAAAAAAATACCTAAGGGAACTGATAATTCTATATCTTATAATACAATTGAAAATGGCGATGACATGGTAAACTTTGATAATGAATTTGAACACGAACGATATTATAAACGCTCAACTTTCAATAGTTTTCCAACTCCCAAAAAGAATCCATCAACACGAAAATTAATAAAAACAATTAGAAGGTATAAAGCAAATGTTAACAACTCATAAATCATTTAATGCTTTTTTCAAGGATTCCTCGGTTTTTATTCCCTTTGCTGCAAAAATTTCGGCATATATCTCATATGGATGCTCCATTTGATGTATTTGCTGTGGGTATGCTTCTAAAAACCCTTTTGGTGGCACATGAAAAAGAGCCCCAGTGCGTAAATCCATCCACTCTACATTTATTTGGTCTAAACTTGGCGTACGAACACTACGAAACATCGGTAAAGGTACATGATAGTCTGACCATGACCAAAATTGCTCTAAAATAGTATCTGGATTAAGTCGTAGACGCTCCTTATAAGTAGTAGGAATTCTTTCAGGACTAACCGGTATCCACTTTGCCCGCTTGAGTCCATCAGCCCACATATTCTTGTTGAGTCTTTGATGTACATGTATTGCCTCATGTATCAATGTTTCTACAAATTTATTAGAGGCTTTAGACTCTGAGCACATAGAATCAGGTATACACACAATATTTGGTGGGCGTGTATGAGGAAACCCGTTATCAGCCTTTGAATTTACAATCGCAATTTCACAATTATCTAAAAGGGGTATACTAGATGTAGCGTCTTGTAAAGATATTACTGCTTGATTAGATATACTAGAAAGTGTGTACCCCTGTGATTCACGTGCAGAATGATTTAAAAAAGACTCGATACATCGAGTCCTGTATGAATCAAGTGCCTCAGCCTGCATTAACACATCCATTCTAACTATTCTTGAGATACAGTTTTCTTAGCCCGCTTTTTCTTCTCTACATCCATCTTTTCGACAATCATCTTATCAATAAAGTATCCGAGTTTCGGCTGAATTTTTAGAGGTGCCTGAGGAACAGGTGCACTCTGTGCTGATACATTACGCTTTAGACTTGAAACAGTGGTACTTCCAGATGCTTTAAAGAAGGAAGCCCCAAAGGCACGCACAGACTCAGTATCACAGCGCCGAAGAATATTATCAAAGATTGCACTTGTAGTAGCATTCATACGGTCAGATTCGGTGGCTAATTTCCATCCACACCGAGGCTCCACGACCCCCGTGATTTTATCAGCAACAAGAGCAAAGAGTTGAACAATAGGATTCATGAGCTGATGCTCGATATAGAAGCGGTAGTCAGGTTTTAGATTTTTCGCCCGAAGATAGGCAGGAGTTTCAATACGTTCACCCTGTAGTTTTCCTGCAAGCTGACCTGGTGGAGGTAATATATAGATAAACTGGATTCGCTCACCTGAAGCAGGAGCATTACCAGGATCGCGCGCCTTAATACGCTCTGCAAGTACCTTATGTGCTGGTGGCGAAGTACTTTTATACTCGGCACGCAGTGACTTGCTCATTGTCAGAAGATTTAGACTCATCTTACCCTCTACAAGCTCAGTTAGTTTGTCCTGGACAAAGCTCAGTGCCTTAGGAATATTTTTTTCAGATAGAAGGATTTTCAGAGCTCCGCCGTAAATAACCTTGACAAGTGAAGCATAATCTCGACGCTTTGTGGCAATACCCATAGAAGTCTGTTTGTAATAGTCTAGTGACTCTTCATACTTATTTCCTACATACCGCTTCTTACTGAAGATGATAAAGGGACTGAAGACCTTATCATACTCAAAGTCATGAGGAGCTTTTAGTGCCCGTGTCACAAACTTTCCCGCCTCTTCAGTCAAATGCATGGTAGCCTCAATAGCTTCATTTCCTGTTAATAGCATTCCATTTTCCGGATTCTTTGGTTTAAAGTTGACAAATAGCGAATCGGTATCACCATATGTGATTTCGGCCGAGCAACGTGGGTTATTTGCTTGAGGTCCATAAAAGTGCTCAATAACATCCTTGGCAAACAGAATCTGCTTTCGTCCATATGCCGTTACTGATGCTGCCAGGTGCTGTAGACGAATCTTGAACGTGCCCGAGCCCAGCTGACCATACAATGAGTTTGCTGTCAGCTTATAAGCCAACTGCTCGGCATCAAGCAGTGCCTTTTTGAAGGGGTCCGACTCCTTTTCTGCCTCCTTTCGCTTCTTCTTACGAGTAGCCAGAAGTTTCTGAACAATCTCTGGTAGAGCGCCCTTTTTACCGCCTTCATACTGTGCATATCGGCAAATACGTACACCAGTCTTAATCTTTGTAGGGTGTTTACGCTTGTCCTCGGGATCTGTACCCCAGATATCAAACTGAATATCTGTCCAGCGTACACCAGCCTCGGCATTTACCTCATCTGATTCCGAGCCAAAGGCATAATCTATGAATGAACCAGACAAGCTATAATTCTTTACCCACACAAGCGTATCATAGGAAATGTTCTCACTAATAATCGTGCTTGGATAAAGCGAAGCAAAGTCAGCCACACCAACAGGAGAATCAAAGTAGAATCCTGGAATCGGGTCTAATACAATAGCACCCTCATATGATTCTTCCTGACTTCCATTAGCATTCGGTAGAGTCATAATACACTGCTGGCGAATTCCACACTCCTTAAAGATAAGTGACTCAATCTTAATGCCTTGCCCACGCGTAAAGATATAGCCGATTGGTACCGAGCAAGCATTTGCCATCGCCATAGCATTATTGAAGACGTCGAGTTTTTTATAAAGCTCGAGAACCAGCATACAATCTTGGACGCAATAGGCAGCAACAGTAGCACGGTCACTATCTGAGCCACGATGCATTCGAAAGATATCCTGAGGGGATACATCGTCCTTTACCACTGCCCATTTTACTGCTGTCGAGGCAGCAATTGCCAGGTCCTGTGCATCATCGCCATTAGGAGCAATAACCTGAATTGCTACACCAAACATAACCTCTTTTACAATAAGTTTGTCAACAACAGCATCGCCTGTTTCATCAAGAAGAACAATAGCACGTCCTGGAACAATATCAGATGTTGTCTTTGTGCGAAGTGTCCAGATGTCTGAGTTACAATCTACTGATTTCAGATCCCCACTCATAAAGTTTTGACACACATCATCAAGTTTATAGGATGCTAGTGGATATGACCGCTTCACATAATGATACAGGTCAATCTGTAGACGCCCGTGCGTAGACCAAATATACATAGTATTATCACCAAGTGCCGAGCTCGATAGGAACTTTTCATCTAGTGTAACCATCTTTTCAGCATCCTGTAGACGACTAAGAGCCTGTAAAGATTCTGAATTATGAATGCCAAGCTCCTCGGCGCGCAGCCATAAGTAGCGTTCATCAAAACCAAAGGTATTATATCCCATTAAGATATCTACATTCCATTCCTTCATTTGCCTTGCCCAGCCAAGAATCATTAGTTTCTCTGAAGGGTAAGTGTGAACCTTTACATTATCAATAGGGGTACACGACCCTAGAACAAACACATGCTTCTCAGGAGTTTGATTACCGCGCTGTAGGACTACGCCAATTTGAATAACTGGATCGCCGGCAAGGGGTAGTCCGCGCTCTAGAATTTTCAAACACTTTCCGATTTCTGATACTGAAGCATCCCTGTCAGTTTTCTTACGGCTTGAAAGAACTGCTTCAAGGTCATCGTGAAAATCTTTCATCGACAAGATACGCTCTAGAGTACCGCGGTCAGGAATTGTGCCATTGCGATGCCTTAGTCCATCCATACCCTCAGGAGGATTATCAGGATAAAGTGCAGATTGTAGAAGAAGCGTACGAGCATGTTCAGCATTTTCTGCATTCATATGTAGTAGTTTTGCACAACGTTCATACGTCTTTTTTGGGACTGGAAACTCTCCATTTTCCGAATAACACTCAATATCCCAAGAGGCAAGCAGAAACGGAGCTACAGGAACTGCAGGTGTACTACATAGATTAATTTCATCCCATTGAGCACTAATCTCTAGAACACCTGACTCATTGAATTCTGGAGTTCCTGGAAAGGTAGCCCAACCACACGGCTGTAGATTGCGAAGATGAAAGAACCGTAGCATCGGGTCAAGATTTGCCTCAAACACATCAAGGGTTAGAGTACCGAGTGTAAAGATAGGCATATTCTCTTTGTTGAGAAAGAGCGTCTTCATATTACGAAAATCCCGTAGCGACTTTACAGAAAGCTTAGCAAACGTGTACTCCTTACCACCTGTGTAACCGAAAAGCACCTTGCGTCTAACAAAGGCTACGCGTGCTACAGGGCGCTCACACCGCTCTTCTAGACGCTGTTTGAATGCCTCTTGAGTATCACGGCTACTATCTGGTAGTTTCACAAAGAAGTACGGCTCAAACCCCTCTACGTTCACACGGATATGTGTTCCATCACTAGTAGTGCCGAAAAGGTGAATAATCATTTCACGAGGCTTATAGGGGTTCGGCTTAGAGTTTGCTACCTTCCTACGACGGTGTTTTACCTCTCCATCTGAGTCGTAATACTCATCATTCGCAAAAGAAACTTCACGAGTTGTGGCGTCTTCATGCTCAATAACAAGGTCTTGTGCAAAGGAATCTAGGATTTGAAATGCGCTCATACTATTTAGTGTAAAAAATAGTATAAGGGCCGCGTCCCGCAATTTTTCTAACGGCAAGTGCCGAATTTAAGCACTCCTAGAGGAGTGCTTAAATGTAGCATACTTGCCATCATAGGGTTGTAGGCAATATTAAGTACCCCCTTTTAGGGGGTACTTAACTTTAGCACAACACGGTAAGGGCACCGTTAACGGTCTAAACCTAAAAACGTGCGTCCAATCTTACTGGTTACAAACATGCCACATCCAGAAGCAATTTGTGCATAAAAAACGGCAGTCTTTTTAGTGCAACATAATAAATAAACTGATAATCCAATAAAAGCTAAAGAGAAAAACCAAAATAGCTTTGTAAACATGTCCATTCTATACTATATGTAAAGAAAACCTGCCAATAAATTATTAACGGCAAGTGCCAAAGTTAAGTACCCCCAAAGGGGGTACTTTTCTGTAGCATACTTGCCATCATAGGGTTGTAGGCAATATTAAGTACCCCCTTTTAGGGGGTACTTAAATTAGGCACAACACGGTATCAACTTGGATTCTGAGCCTGCGAAAACTGATTCGCTTCATCAATAGTGTTCGGGTCTTCACCGCCCATTGACATTGCTGACATGAGTTGTGTTACACGCGTTTGAACATTATTTCGTGTCGGACTAGTCAAATATGGAGTTACTGAAGGCGAGCCTGGGCTAATAGGATGAATCGGTTGAGCAGTACCACGCCCCATTTGCGTAAATGCCTCATGCTGAGTAAGGCGAACAAGAATGTCTGCCGGCTGAATATAGCTACTTGATACAATATGAAATGCTTCCTCAAGAGATTTACATTCGCTTTGTAGAAGTTGTGCAATAGGATGATCAGCAAAGCGAGGATTTTGTAGAGATAGTTTGAAATCAGCAATATCTTTGCGTAATGCATCCTTTTGCTCAGTATTTGGCGTCTGTGAAAGCATCCGTACTGCCTTAAATAGGCTAGAGCACTTATAGCGAAGATAGGTAAGTGTAATCGATGAATCATGCTCTAGTCCAGTTTGCCATGCTACGCGTGTTGGAACAATACTAAAGTTACTGAGTGTAGATAAATAAGTGCCTTTTAGACATAATGGCTGAGTTAGAGCTGAAGAGTGAATATCCATAAGAAGAATCGTTTCACTGTCGCTGTAAATATCGCCAATATTAATTGACCCATCGCTACTACGATTATACGGACCGTGTACAGTTACACCTTCTGAACATTCTAGACGCACTAGTTGAGCAGCACATGAGAAGAGGCTGCCGAGGCTATCACCAATTACTGAGGCAGCGCCTTCCTTATTCTCAACAATAGAATATGAACCCTGAACTTTCTCGGCCATCGACTTTAGAAGCTCAGAGTTGTGCTCAGTGCCATAGCCTACAAACTGAAACGTGAGCGAAGGAGCAGATACATGAACCTGCTCGAGAATATCTAGAAGACCTGCTGATGAACGTACACCGCGGTTTGCATATCCATCAGTAAGAATGATTACACCCGTTTTTACAGGCGATGATGAAGATTCAGTAATGACTGACTTAATACATGCAAAGGCCGCTGACAGGTTTGTACAGCCTTCGGCTTGAATACCTTCAATTGTTGACTGAAGAAGGGCCTTGTTTCCGGCGCTACATATAACACACGATGCATTAATAGTTGCGCTTGAACCAAAGGTAATAATACTCAACATATCGGAAGCTCCCAGGAAATGAAGTACTAAACCTGCAGAATGTTTTACATCTTCAAGTTTATTACTGTCTAGCATTGACTCACTCACGTCAATCACAATAATGAAATGCGTACTAGGACGCTGAGTTAATGTTGAAGGTGGCATGGTAATCTTGAGTGCATATTGACCAATAGTATTGATACTGTTATCAGACAGTGCCAAAAGTGAGCATTCCATTCTTGTAGGAAAATATTAGTAGACTATTTTATCAATTTTTCTTCCCCGCGCGACCACGTTTACGTACTGTCTTCTTCTTTTTATTAGAGCGTTTCGATTTAGCACGTCTAGATGTGTGCCGGGCGGCATCTAGAAGAGCAGAATAGAGGGTTCCTCCAACCGCCGTGCCCTTTCCTGCAGTAGGCTCTGAAGAAGTTTCCTCATTTGGATTAAAGGGAGTTGTCATGTTTTCCTTTTCACTTTGAGAATCAAGTACATCATTTTGAAGTAATGGTGGGGTTCCGCGCTTAGATGGTGAGGGTGTGTTTTTTATTTCATTCATAATATCATCCTGTGTTACTTTATTTCTTTCAGCAGTTGCTACTGTATCAAATACTGGTTCTTCCGAAACTGCTAAAGTGCTTGTTGTTACAACCTTTTCGAGCGAAGGAATTAGATTTTCAACATTTTCTGGCTCGGCAGTAATGATTTTTTCCATTAATTCTTTATTTCTCATTTCTGCACTGGGCATTGCATTAGTTACTGAGCCAGTTTCAGGATCATTAAAGTTAGAAACCTTTTTTACAGAGCCATTATGTCCTACATATAAAACACTCGGATAGCCTTTTATGTTTGCTTCAGCAAAGGGAGAAGGAGCGTTTGCAAGTTGATCATAGTGAATGCCTGCCATACCCATCTTACGGTTTGGATGGTCAACTAAATCATCCCAGACGGTTTTCTTATAATTCTGACACGGTCCGCAAAAATCGGCATGAACAAGTACAAGCATTCCCTTTCCCTTAAAGGAGTCAATTGCCTTATTGAATTCAGGTATTTCACTTGGACTGCGTAAATCTTTATAGTCTGATTTACGTTTTGCTACCATATCCTATTTATTGTATATGTTTTTCTCCCTTGGCGGCAAGTGCCGAATTAGGGTTGTAACGGCAAGTGCCAAAGTTGCGTTAAGCCTTTGGCTTAACGTTTACTGTAGCATACTTGCCATCATAGGGTTGTAGGCAATATTAAGTACCCCCTAAAAGGGGGTACTTAAATTAGGCACAACACGGTAGGCTGATTTAATAGTTTCCTTAAAGAAAACTATTAAATACCGCACAACACGGTAGCTTTTATATTATAAGTTATCAGATAGGCTTCGATGAAGTTTGATACATCATTTCTTAGAACTGCCTTTTTAGTTGTTCTAGGCGGATATCTTGTATTTTATATATTATGTTATGGGCGCATGAAAGAATCATTTCAGCAGTTAACGTCGCCAACAGCAACATTTGTTCCTACAAATAGAGCCCTTTCTCGCGGAGATGCAGCAGTAACTGTGGGAGAAACAAAGGAAGTTCCACTAACGGCCGTAGAAGTTCCCTATACACAGACACCTATTAATGAAGTAGGCGACTATGATGAGGTAAATATGGTCTATCAAAATGAATCTGATACACCACTTTCAAAGGCTTTACGTGATAAATTAATGTCCCAGTACCCGATGGATTGGTCTGGATATCCTCCATCATCTTCGCAATTTCAAGCCGGTCTTCGTGAATCTTTTGAAAATGCAAAACCCACCGTTCCGGATGATCCTAAACCCTTTGAGAATATTTCGGGAGATTTAATGCAACCTCCCGACATGTCCGAGATGGAAAGAAAGGAAAAGGCTATTCTCCAAACTTACAAACCTAAATTTCCTCCGACCCCCACAACCTATGACTCACGTGATGCAAATGAAATTATTAAGCAAATTTATGATTTAAAAGGGGTAATCCCAGATGTAGTACATAAGGATGGAACAAATGTCTATGAAGTTGTAGGTGTTCGTAGAAAGGATGAAAAGGTGCTTTTTGAAGATGAGGCAGAAGTGACAGCAGGTCCAAACACAAATGCTATGGAATCAAATACACGCGGGCCACAGGCCGCTCGTGATGTTTTCTTCGATTCTGGAAGCAGTGCTGTACAGACAAAGGACAGAACAAATAAGTGGAATTATACATCTTGGACTCCTGGTCTAGAGCGTATGTTTGCTCCAACAGAGCCTCAGCAACAATGGTACTAAGGGTTACCGCTAAGGGTTACCGCTAAGAGTGAGTGGTCTAAATACAAAGCCTTATAGACACATAATGAGCATCCTATATGATACTCGCGAGCGTGAGCTTATATCTAAATCTCCAACTATCTCCACACGAACACTTCCTGTTGGAGATATTTG